AATTCGGTATGAGGATGCAAAAGGTATGTTCGTCCAATTTAAATCAAACAACTCTATCTGATACCATTCTATCTCTTCTCTAGAGTTAAACAAAGACATCTCTACTTTAACTACACCAGCTACATGAGAAGGTTTAACTTCGGGATAAGCTGGTGTCATTTCATGTGCTGAAGTGGAAAATGAGAATAGTAGAAAGAGTACTACAAGCCTACTTAGCAACACAGCTGGCCTGTACTAGAGCAGTATAGACCCCTCCAGCGAAAGGTTTAGATGCTCCGTAAGTAGCACTAGAAGCTGTAGAGAACCATGTTGACCCTGCAAGTGTTAAATCAAAGATTGTTGTGCTGTCTACTACTACTTTAGCCGCTTCATATGCTGACATACCAGATACAGAAGTTTGTGTAACACTCGTACTACCTGTCCAAGCAACTGTGTCGTTAAGTGGAGGAGAAGAACTAAATGATGTAGGGTGAGTTATGTTAGCTGTGTAGCTGTCTGCTATAGATACATCAAACCTAATGACAGGTAGAACACCACCATCAGCAGGTGTAGTGCTTAACTTACTAGCTATAGGGTTTCCATATACCCCATCTTTAGTTGTTTGTATTACACACTTAGCTTCTACATTACCTGTTATGGGTGTGTTTGCTAGTGCAGGTAAAGCGAACAGTGATAGTACTGTTACTAGATACTTCATATTAAACCTCATTTATTATACTGCATATCGACCATCTGTTCGTGCAGTACCTGTTGTGCTAAATTATTTCTTAGGGCTTTCTTGTTGTCAGGTATTGTACCATCTTGTAGTCCAGCCGCATCATTTAATGTACCGCCGTTTATGTTGGCATTGTAGTACATAGCGATATTAGTTTGTTGGTTTATAGACATTATTATGTCGTCTTGACCTTGTGACTTAAATAGAGTTAGAGCATTAGAAGAAGCAGTTAGACCCATCTCTATACGTGTGTCTTCTTCTTCCTCTTCTTCGTCAACTATAACTTTACCATCTTCGTCATACTGAAACTCTTCAGCCTCTAGTGTATCTGTAACTGCATCATCTTCTAGTGCATCATATACTACAACTTCTGGTAACTCTGGCATAGGCTTAACGTAACCTGCACATGATGGATCAGACTGTGGATCATAGCACTTATCTACCCTGTAGGAGTAAATAACAACTGCATCTTCCACACTGCCTTCTCCTTCCACTTCAATCGAACCTGTACCCCAATTTGAAGCTGGAATGTTCGAAACTGGAAACGACTTTACAATGGTATTACCAGCTACCCCCGACCAGTCATCTGTTTCTCTGAAGATATATCCATCACCATTAGCGTTAAGATTACCAACGTGTACTTTCATATCAGCATCTGGATCTTTAACAGTTGTGTATCTATACATTAAACCGTTTATGTCTACACCAGAAATGCTAGGTAAGATACTATCCATACCCCAACCTAAAGAAGTACTAGCCGCATTACCTGTTGACCCGTATGTATAAGGGTCAGAGTAACAATAAGAAGGCAAGGCTACTAAAAATAACACCCAAGCCAATCTTTGTCTCACCATTCTCATCGAACATCCTCTCGATTACATTATTCTGGTCACGTTCTATTGCTTCTTCAACTGCTTCCATTTCCCATGCAAGTCTAGCTTTATCGCCTACCAACCCATCCTTAGGACAGGGAGTCCCTGCGTTGAGCATAGCTTCAAACACTCTTTCGTCCTGACACATTACAGATACAGCGGCAACCTTCATACCCATATCATACATAGTCTTAGCGTTCTTTAACTTCTCACAGTTCATATCCCTTACTGTACGACCAGCAGAGATACCTAGTATTTGTGTTTGCACAGCACCAGCTACACCTACAGTACATAGGTCGCTATTACTTGAACTAATCTGTGGTGATATAGCAGAAGGTGGTGGACTATTAATCGTAGTGTCCATTGATCCATCAGAAGTTATTGTACTATTACTGTCGGTGTAAATCGTATCGTCAGCATATACAGTACTACCAATTATCAGGGTAAGTAGTATAAGTAAGTGTTTCATTTTCTCTCCACGAGTCTATCTAACTTTTCCTCTATTCTATCAAACTTGCTCATTATTTGACTAAGGACTTGATTTGAGTCAGCCTTAGTAACGTAGTCTTCTCTAGTTCTATTTAAGAGTATACGTAGTCTACTTAACTCTACTACATAACCTCTCAATACAAAACCAATAAAACCTATACCAAAAGTTAATACACTACTCCACAGGTCTGTCATTTCCATTATCTTAACTCCGCCCATTGTTCGAAGCTAGTACTAGTAATTTTATAGTAGTGGCCTACTGGAACAATAAAAGCTATGGTGTTTCTTGATTGCCCAAATATACCCATTGCGTGTTGTATAGTTACCCACGTACTTCCATTTGTAGACACTTGTACTAACCCTTGAGTAGAAGCAGTTATTGCTACTTGTATAGGTCTTGATGTAGTATTTTCATAAGATGTATTACCAGACCTAGAACCCCCAAGGTTTTGCCAAGTTTGACCGTATCCTATACTATTAGCGTTAAAGTACGTACTGATAGCACCAGCAATTTTAGCTGGAGATACTAGACTTTCAGTAGTTCCTGTACCTGTATTCCAGATACTTTGTGTTTGATCCCCAAGAAGTCCAGTTGTTGAACCACCTGATGATACTAGGAGTGTATCATTAAGTATAGAGGTTACACCTGTTGATTGGTTTATGTATATTACATCTATCCAAGAGCTATCAGTTTCGTCTCTTATCTTAAGTATGTTGTTAGTTACATCGTACCAAAACATATTGGCATAAGTTGTTGAAGGAGCGGAAGACCCACTATTGTTACTAGCAAGGGCTTGCAATCCATTGTTTATATCAGATCTTGCGCTACTAGCAGTCTGGTTAGCTATAGAAAAGTCATGTTGTGACATATATTAGTACTCCACTGTGGCACTAAGTGCCGATATATTAGGGGTTACTGACCCATTGAAATTAAAGAGTCTAACTCTAAACTCTACAAACCTACCTACAATCTCTCCAGAAGCATCTATGAAAGTTGCACTAGCTAAATTAGATACTGTATCTGCGGCCCTAGCTTGTACTCTAACACCATAGTCTGTAAACCCTGCGTTTTCATCAGTCCAAGTATCAAAGTTATCAGGCCAAGTATCCCAGTTGTAAGGTATATCATCCCAGTTTAATTCTCCGTTAACAGCATCTGCATGTTTACGAGATACAGTAATATTATAAGATAGTCTAACTGTACGAGATGTACCTACATCAAAATAACTACTACCTCCGTGATTAAAGTCATAGACCCCAACGGAATTTACGTTAGCATAGGTAGTCATAAATAAGTTACCACCTGAAACGGTAAGGTTAGTCTTAGATCCACTGAAGTTTGGATTTTCTGTGTCTGTATCAGACTGACCTAGAGTTGGTAACTCAGAGGGGGTAATAACAACAGCAGTTGCTGTAGTACTTTCGTTACCTGTTTTATCCACAGCTGACACAAAGAACTTACCAGCAAGTGCAGGGAAGGAAACAGACGTAGCTGGTCTAGCAATCTTATCTACCTTCACTAAAGTAGAAGCGTCTCCAAAGTTAGATGAAGAGTTCGATGAATAGTAAAGTTTATAGTGTGATAAATCTAAAGCAGTAACTGGCGACCAGTTAAAGAAAGCAGTACCCCCCGATAGTAAATGGGTTAGGTTAGTAGGTGCAGAAGGTGGCGTAGTATCATGTGTTACGTTAAAGGTAGTTGTAATTGTAGTACCCTTGTAACCAAGAGCATTAACAGGCGTAACTGATATAGTATAGTTTATAGGTGGCTCATTTACTTGAGGGGCATCTATACCTACTACTTCAAACCTAGCCGCTGTATTACCTTCATTAACAAGAATAGCTTGACCTACAGACTTAAACTCTGTGTCACTTGTTTTCTTGTACTTAACAATAACTGATTCTACACGTTCTATCTCGTTTGACGTTGCTTCTATAACAAGTACGTTAACAACACTCTCGTTAACTTCTCTATACTCTTTACTTACAGTGACACCAACATTAGGCACATCGTAGTAAGGCAGAAGTGTAGTGTTGTTATTAATAATATCTTGTTCGTCTGCTTCAGTAAAACCAAAAGCGGCTTCACTACTTTCTCTTAAAGTTAGAGAAACTCTCAAGTCTCCTTCATCTACGTTAGGAGATAACTTCCAATCAGTAACTTCAAAGGTCTTTTCATTACCTGTAGTCCATCCGTATCTGTCGTTTCTAAACTTAACAAAATCACCAACCTCAATATCTAGAGCGTTTAACCCAAACTCTGCACTTAGAGTAAGTTGTTCTCTGTTTCTAAATAACATCTGCTTTGCAAGTCTTTGAGCCGCAATATAGTTAGTAGTATAAGGTAAAGCTAAATCTAATACAGATTCTACATTGTTATCTTCAGTCAGAAAAACCTCAGAGTTAATTTGAGGATAATCCGCACTAATATAACCATCATCTTTATCTATAAACGTGCCTCTAACTGCATTAAAGTTATTTGACATAGACATCTTAGTGTCAAGAGAGATTCCACTTCTAAGATCATCTAACGTAAGTATTTTAGTAGGAGCAACAAAATCACCAGCAAATAGTCTCCAAGACCCAGCACCCCAGAATAAAGTACCCCCACATGAAGTCATCATTTCTTGTAGCACAGTACCAGAGTTTTGACTTGCTTGCACTACACCGTTAATAGTATATTGCTTTGACCCATCAGATAGTATTGTAGTGTCTTCACATACAGAAGCGGCTTCCTCAAAGGTAGCATAATCAATACTACTATCTTCTAAGCCATAGTCAGAAGTTATAAAGTCTCTTATTATCCAAGCGGCATTGTCAGTCCACGTAGGAGATTGAGCTACACCATTAACAGTAGTTACTACTTTCTTTCCTTTTACTACAGCAGTTACTGTAGGGAGTCCATTTGCAAATGTATCTTTATCGTATTCAAACCTACAGTAAAGGTAAGCTATACTTTTACCTATAAAATCAGACTGTGCGCCTGTTTCAGAGTGAAGGGTTGTAGCTAAAGTTTGAGTAGAGTTAGCAAAAGTATCTGTAGCACTTGTTTGACTTCCATCATGTACATATATTTTAATCTTGTTGTCCCAAATAGGCTGAGTAACGTTTTCATTAGACATAGTAACTATCTGGTCGTTAAGATATATGCTCTCTACACTATCTATCTCGTGTCCAGCTAAAGATATTATTTGGTGTAGAATTTTATTATTACCACCAGAAACTTCAGTAAAAGTAACTGTGCCGCCTTTCCTAGCTTTACCGTAAACGAATTGCATAGGAGCTAAAGCATTTTTAGTATTAACTTGAAGTCCGTTAGAATTATTAGGGTTCTGGTCAGGCTTAGGAGTTAAAGCAGTTATTAAGGCTGTTGTTACCATAGATAGAGCTAGATAAGTTAAAGCATAAACTGTGTAGTAAGTAGCCGCAGAAGCTGAAGTACCCACTATAAAAGTTGTAATAGCTGATACAGGATCTTTAGGTGCTACTTCATGTATATTTCTATGTCGTAATACGTTAAAAGGAGTGTTGTGTTTATTTATTGACATACCCAAGCACTTTCTACATCTTCAATGTTTAATCTAATTAGACCTTCCCTGTTAAGGAAGACAGCCCTAGAGCCGATGGAAATACCGAGTGCGACACCAGTTATCCAGCGACACCCTTTCTTAGTTGTAACAAGGCTACCAAACGTAGGTCTTTCAACTCTAGTTAGTTTAGTAGACAAACCTTCATATAAGTTACTAAAACCAAAGTCGTCTCTCATACTTCTTGGACCTTTAGGATGTACACCATTACTTTGCATGTACAAACCTTCCCAATCATCAGCATAACCTACACCATACATGGCTCTAAATGCACCGTTAGTAAAAGTGAAACAATCATGTACACCCCACTCAAAGGGTATACCTATCATTTTATCTAAGTAAGAGTTTAATTCTATTTTCCCCATACTACTTGTACATCTTGAATTGATTGTACGTAAGAAAAGAAAGTATCTCCATCATATCGGGATTGATGATTTTCATTCGTATATCTCCAGCCACTAGATCTTTCTAGTTCTATTAATTTACTCTCTACAGTCAAAGCAATCGTGCTTGACTCTGCTTCGTCAACTATTGACATCTTATCCATTTTACCAGAGAATATCTCTACAACAGATGAGTCACTTTGTTCGCCTAAGTACAATCTCATTACTCTTCTTTGATAAGGTTCTTGTAAGGCTAGTGAAACTATGGAAGTTGGTATACCTGATAGAGTTAATTCTACAGACTTAGACGATAGATCTCCTACCTCTTCTAGATCACCAATAGTAAGTAAACTACCTGTACCAGTAAATACTTGATCGCTACCTTGCACGTTAATGGTTCTGTCACCTATGCCAGTCCACATACGTAAGGGACCAATATCTACAGTATCTCCGTTTATATCTGTAGTAGTTCTAGTATCAAACATAAGCTCTACAGCAAAGTAAGGTTGTATTTTATCTCCAATAAGAGCAGACAGTAGTGAGGAAGGTATTGCTCTACTCATCCTACTACCTCCATCGCTCCAAATGATATACCAAAGAAACTTGCATTGTTAACCGACCAAGAAGTTTCATTAGCTGATAACCTAAAGACCCCAGCGGAATTAGTTAGGTTAGCTGATACACTTGATCTAGCTTTTCTTAACTTAGGCCATATCTCTAAAGTACCATCTCCAGATTGATCTTGTAATACTTTATGTAGAGTAGAATCTGCGGCAGTACCTAACTGTATGTAGTCGCCAGCTTTAAGTGTACCAGTCATAGTTACAGCTACAGAACTAGCACCTACAGCACCTGTTATAGTAGCAGATGTTGCAGTACCCCTCACAGTCTTAGCTGATGGGTCGTTAAGTAGGAATGTACCTGACATACCCTTTAAGCTCATCAGGAAGCTAATCCAAGCCTCTGCATCGTCTCTATTCAAAGGTGGTAAACTAATGTCAGCTTCCCACATCTCACCATCATAAGATTGTGTCTGTTGCTTATAAGTAAAAGGAGACATAGATACAGCAACTGTATTCTTAGCTCTTAGTTCAATACTAGCCATACCAATGTTAGTAGGTAAAGCAAGTGGGTAAGAAATAGCCATTATGCCATCGCCCTTCCATAGCTACCACCACGTCTCTTAGCATCTAGTACTGCACCTTTAGCACTGTCTGCAATCTGTGGCATCATTTGTCGTATCTCAGCACGTACAGTTTGTTGTACACCTGTCGATACATTTATGTTTTGTACGATAGTAGTTCCAGAACCACCGCCTCCACCAGAGTTAGGTGTTATAGTACCTGACATTGCAGGGGTAAATATCTCTGGACCACGCTCGCCTACAGTGTAGGATCTACCACCTTGTACTGGTCCACCGTTAGCTCTACCTCCGCCATGCTGAGGTCCACTCAATGCGGCATCTCCACCCTCAAAAGCACTAGTTATCATACCTGTAATCTTTTTAACGACATAGATTTTATATAAATCTTTAATAATAGCCACCGTCATACTCTTGAAGGCATCCTTAACTGACATAGTACCATCTACCATAGACATCATGGCAGTCTCGAAAGAGTTAGCTATACTAGCACCTAACTTCTCAGCGTCTGTCTGTATAGCATTAAGCCTCTTAGCTTCTCTCTGTAGTTCTTTGAAACGCTGTAACTGTTTCTTTTGCTCTACTTCTTGTGCTTTTAGAGCTTCTATTCTTCTATACTCAGTTAACTCCATCTTTTGCTTCATTAACAAGATGCCTCTTGTTGAGGTATATTCATATGAACCGAACTTCATTCCAGCTTCGTGCATATCTTTCTCAAGTTGCATCTGCTCTACTTTTTGTTTAGCTATAAATAGAGCTTCACCTTCTTTACCGTTTAGAGCATCTATTACTCTCATCTCTTCTACAAGAGAGTTAACTATCTTTTCTCGAAGTTCTTCTTGTTTTTGTATCTTATCGTTTTTTGCATCTGTAGCCTCTGTCATCATCTCAAAGGCTTCAGATAAAGCAAGTTGACCTGCTATCTTTCTTATCTCTTCTTGAGTGACACCTAACTTATCATTTAAACTATCAATTAATTGAAACCCAAAGATGTTTAAACCTTTGCCTTTACCAAAGATCATATCTACAATTTGCGCCCCTGTAGACTTCATAGTACCATAAGATCCTGTCTCAGGTTTAGTCTCAGCTTCTTTTAATCTCTGCTCTAAATTCTTTTTGGTTACATCTAACTGAGCTTCTTCCACAGTTCTAAAACTATTAGCAAGCCTATAATTTTCTAATTTAAGTTGCTTTGTTTTATCCCTTGCACTTTTAACAGATTCAGCATACGTAACTAGGCTGTTAGCAGTAGCGTCACCTGCTTTTTTAGCCGCCATAAATGCACCAGCTAATCCAGTACCGATAGCTAAGATCATACCTGCTATAGCACCGTATGGACCAAAAATACCTAACAACTGCGAACCTTGTTGACCAAGGGCGACCATAGCATTAGTACCACCTTGTACCTGTACCGCGAAATCCTGTACCTGATAACCAACTTGTTGCATACCAACAGCACCGAAGCGTTTCATCTTACGTGTGTTGACGTTTGCTACTTGACCAAATTGGTTTATACTTATGCCAGCCTGTTTAGCATTTATCTGTATCATCTTTAGATACTTGTTATACTGGTCGTCACCTATATTTTTTCTTTGGGCATTGAGAACTTTTAGTTGGTCACTAAACATTTTCTGCGCTCTATACGCAGGGTCTATAGCACTCTTTAACTTCTTAAAATCTTTAGCACCAGAACTAGCAGTAGATTTGATTTGGCCTTTTGCTTGTTTTGCTAACTTAACTAAATTATTTAAGTCTTTCAGATCTATGGAGACTGATATTTTCTTAGCCATTTGTAACCCTCATATATATTGTATCTAAAGACATAACTGCCTCTACTTCTCTAGCATCTAAAGGTGTGCCAGTTAGTTCTTTCCACGCTTTTACTTGCTCATATCCTATAGGGTTTGGGCCACTAAAACCCATAGTCCTTGATCTGTTTAGAGCTATAAAAGCAGACCATACGTGGGAAATGACCATAGGAAAGTCAGGAGACTCTAATCCTTCTGGTCTTATGCCAGTCTGCTTTTCTACTTGTTCTAGGTGTTCTCTTTCGGATATACCATCCTTACCTGACTTACTTAGAGAAAACGTATGTTCTGCATAGTCTTCAAGTTTAGTTGTCAGGCTTTGGTAAAATCCAATGAGTTATTAACTGCCTCCTCAAGCTGTAACTTAATCCAGAATACTTCACTGTATATATCTCTTACGTTCTTCTCTGTTAACTTTGGCTTTTCACCATCAAAAGTTATATTCCAACTCTTCGTAGTTCCTACTAATACATCAAGTGTAGAAGACTCAAGTTGTTCCGAAGTCATAGTTATGTCAGTAGCTTTAGTAGCGGCTTTAATTCTCTTATTAGTCTGAGAGTGCATAACTTTCTTATACTCTGGAGAGTGAGTAGCATACATACAGATAGTCATATTAGAACCGTCAGGGTTCGTAAGTTCTTCCCCTGTATTGGGGTGTACTAGTGTGACATCTATTGTGTCACTCTTAGGTGTTAAATCTTTTAAGTCCATATCGAGTTTCCTTATCGAGTTCGGGTTAATAAATGGGGAACGTCAGACCCGACACCAACGTTCCCCCACTCTAGCTAGAGTATTCTTTACGAGCGTGTAATACGCAAGTTAGTAGCTTCTGTGCTGTCACGTAAAGCGACAAAGCTAAGAGTTACTATTCTGCTTGTAGGACCATCTACACCTACATCAGCACTGTTTATTTTGCACCGTGGGAAAAAGAACTCCATAGTGTTTGGTGTGCCAGCATTGTCACCTACAGTAACCTTAAGTGGTGTTTCTGTTTCATTGACAAATCTGTTGATTAGTGAGGCATCCTCGAAGTAAGCTGATAGAGTACCTTCTACTACAGCGTTACCTACTTCTAATGCAGGTGCGCTATCGTCGCCAACAACAAACGTAGGAGCAAAGCTGTTAGTTAAAGTAAAGTCCATAGCTGTAACTATAGCTGAGGCTGATCCACCTATCTCTAAGTCACCTGAGTATGAGTCAAATGGTGAAGCTCCAGAAGCGGCATCTTGTGTTTTCTCTGTAGCACTCATAGTCATGCTCTTACCGACTATACCGAATGTACCTGTTACCATAGCATTAGGTGCTAGTGATACAGAAAGTGTATCGACTGAACAACCTGTAAACAACCTAGCTTGGTCGATATCAGCGGCATAATCCTCAATAGATAAGTACTTAGGTGTTGTACCTACTTTAAGTACGTTAGTAGACCAAGCACTTAACATAGCAGACTCTAGTAGTTCATCGAAATCTCCATCTCGTAGGTCTCCTACAATGTCTCCAGCTACTTGACGATTTCCGTGACGGTCTACTCTAGACATACGGTCAGCTTGAATGTCAGTACCTTCAACACGGTCTTTAGTCATGTTAAGTGAATGGGAAGTGAAAGGTAAGTTTTGGAAGTTACCAGCAGGTGTCGTACCGAAAGTTGTTTCAGTAATGTATGACAGACTGGAACGTGAACCCTGTGCAAAGGCCATATTATATTCTCCTATAGAATTATGTGTATGCGTACCAAGTAATGATAACAGGAACAAAGTACCAAGGGCTATCTAGTAAGCCTTGTCGTCTTTCTGCGTAGTCAATAGATACGTTTATATTATTTGATGTTAAAGAAGTAGTAGCCTCAAACGCATCAATGACGTTCTTAGCAAGGGTGTCTGCTACTGCTGGTCCATGACCTTCTGGTGCGTAACAGTTAACTAGAAATAGACCATCATATCTCTGTTGAGGATTTAAGCCCCTTACAGCAGGTCTACGTGATACAGGGTCAAACACTACCTGTAAATAGCTAGTGCCAGTTGTAGGTACAAAAGAAACGCCCTCGTAAGCTATCTGAGGATTACCTGATACATTACCAAGTTGTGTCTCTAATGCTGATCTTATGAATTTATGTACATCAGCCATACTTATTTCCTATGTCCTCAAAGATTAATTTACCTTGTTTGTACTCTACATAACTAGCGTGAGTAGCTCCATTTCTTAAAGTAACCACTGTGGTGTTTGTTAGATCTAACTGGTCAATATCTTGATATAAAAGTTGTCTGCCTTCAGCGGCTTTACCTGTTTTACTTTGTCCTCTAGGTTTACCGTGAGATGATCCACCTCTAGGTCTACCAGAACCTGTAGCAAAGGAGAAAGAAGTTATATAAGTTCCTGTGTCTACAAACCATGTTGACTCGTTTATAGCAGTATCAGCTATCTCTCTAAGGACAAACTCAACCTCTTCAGTTATGCTATCCCCTAACTTATCAAAGTCGTCATATAACTTAGGGTTAACTTTTATTTTTGTACTCATACTAGCCATTACTCAGATACCTCACAAACGTAGCATACTGCCACACCAGAAGCATAGATGGTTTGTACATTGTTAATAGACACTGTGTCGCCTCTACCAGAGATTTGATCATTGTCTGTAGGTATTGCAGGTAAGCCAAGGGCAGGTATCACACAGTTACGTGTGCCACGTCTTATCTCGTTTAGTAAAACGCCCTCTTGTACATTATACATATAGGCAGTTATTTCATATTCTTTAACTGTACTAGAAAACTCGCCAGTACTAGCATTGTAAGAACCAGCAGTAGTCTTCTTTAGTGTCAAAGTACTACCATGACGTTGTACCAGTTTAAGTAAATTGTACGCTTGCATGTGACATCCCTATTCGTAATCAGTAGTTTCTGCGTCTATCTTAAATTGATCCTTGTTGAACTCTGGTCTAACTCTATTAGTATTTGCTCTTACACCCTCTACAGTGGAAACAGAAATACCACCTGCTGAGATACCTAAGCTACCACCTAGTTTAGTTCCTTGATACTCTAAGGTATCTGCTAACTTAGTGTAGTGAGCTTGTAGTTGTGATGAGGCTTCTTTTAACGCACCACTGATCTCTACATCGACAGAACGAGAGTACTTAGCCGCTATAGCTCTACATAACCACCCACCAGCTTTATATACGTTGTTGTTAGCTTGAGCTAGAGCGAATGAAACTTCTTCATCTTGTACTTGCTTATCATTTAGATCTGTATCACCGATTAACAACCTAGTAGAGTTTAATCTACCTAGTGCATCAGATATATTTAGGTTTCCTTCGTCGTAGCTCCAAGCCATTAGTCGTTCTCCAACTCTCCATAATTTCTACGCCAACTGCGGAGTAAACCGCGTTGCTTCTCTAGTATCTTAGACTTCTTACACTTCTTACGAGTAAACTCTGCGTGGGAATTAGTCTTAGCTTTTACTTTAGCATTGATCGTATCTACTAGGACAGCTAGTGATGCGACATCAAGTACTTCTAGTCCGTCTCCAACCTTAGCTTTAACTTCTAGGTCAGAGTTATGATGTAGAAAGTTATTGTTGTATAAAGTCTGAACAACGTCACTAGAGAGAGATAACTCTTTCCAAGGGTAATGTTCTGATCTCTTCCAATCTCTTCCTCCACCACTAAATTCTTGTTTTACAAATACGGGTCTGTCAAACTGAAATGGTATCATATCGGGTTCTCCTTAATAAAAGAGGTGAGGACACTTAAGCCCTCACCAAATGTTTTGTATAGTTTTACGCTATAGCTGTGTTAAAGAATACACCTAAGTCAGCACCAGTGACTTTCATGTCGTAAGACATTTTGACTTGGATGTGTTCTGCAACCTGTTGACGCTTAAGAGCATCGTCTGAGAATGACTCAACTGTGATACCTAAGTTGTTTACACCGTCTAAAGTGTTCCAAGCAAATGTACCGCCAGCCATAGGTGTCATTAATCCAGCTGAAGGAGCAACGTATGCTAACATTGCTGTCTTGCCTCCGATGAAAGAGTTGCTTTCTGCAATACCTTCTGCTGAGTCGTTCTTGACTGCTTCCATTACGTAGAAGTTAGATACTTCGAAGATCTCTGCTAGTTTAGCGTCTGTGATCAATGCAGGGTTAGCTACAGTTGATCCACCGTTTAAACGTGCTAGGATATCTGGGTGGTTGATTAAGATATCACGAACTTCTTTACCTACAACCATTGTGTTTGGCTTGTATCCGCCAGACTTAAGTTGCATTGCACGACGTGCTTTAGTAACATCTACGATTGGTGTAGCGTTTGTGTAGTCTGACCAGTATGTGAACTCTGAGTCTAAGTTGTTGTCACCGTTAGCTACGCCATCATACTCTGTTCCCCAAATGTTAGTTGAGAAGAATGTTGAAGCGAATTGCTCTTCACGATGGATCATCAAACGTGTCGCAAGTGTTTGCGCTCCAGCTGAACGAATTTCCAAAGCGGCATCTTCGTTAGCAAGTGTCTGTTGATCGAAGTCCATACCTAGACCAAATACGTCTGCAAAGTATGAGCTTGTTGATAGTGACATACCGATACGGTTCACTTCTGTACGTGGAGCTAATTTCTTAACGTCCCCTGTACGGTTCATGTTGTCACGGTCATAGATATAATACTTGTCTGACTGCTTCTGAACACCAACGATTGGGAATACTTTATCCGCAATGAAGTTAGTATCTGCTTGTGCGTAAGCGATAGTCAAGTTAGTAAGTGGTTGATCCAGATGTACACTGGATGGTGTTAATAATGGCATAATATATATTCCTTAAATTAAGCGTGAGCGTTAGCGGCTAGGATCAATTCGATTGCGATGATTTGACCGTCAACACCTGCTTCGTAAGCACGACCAACGATGATGTCACCAGCTGTCGCATTGACAGCTTTACCAGCGGCATCGATTGCCACGTCGTCTGCTATAGTTACGGTTCCACCACATTTTACCATGACTTTACCTGAGTGAGTTATTGTGCAAGCATTTCCAGCCTCAGCACCTACAGCTATAACACCGATAGTACCTTCACCGTCTCCAGCTAAAACAGCTTTAGCGGCGGCATCCATTTTTGCGAATAAGAATTGAGAGGTGCTAAGATCAGCACCAGCGATTAGAGTGCGGTTGTCGCGTGATTGCGTTACAGCCATGATTATTCCCCTTTATAGGATTTAGTGATAAGAGCTTTACCTTCATCGGTCTTTGCTACAGCGGAGTATGCCACAGCGTATTCACTCTTCTTCATTTCGTTAGTGTCCATGTAGGACTTTACAAGTGCATCAAGTTTATCTGAAGCGGTAGTAAATTCACCGTCAACGTCTGCCTTGCCTACTTCTTCCATAGATGAACCAAATGCTTTATCAGCGGCTTTTAGTACACCCATAACTTCTTCATTAGCCTCAAATGATTTGACTAATTCTTTTGCTGTAGCTACGTCAAAGTTAGGAAGAGCTTCTTCCGCTTTAGTTGTTAGCTCTAAATCAGCTTTAGCAAACTCAGCTTCTTCTAACGCCTTTAAGATAGGTGCTGGAATATCAGCTTTGTTAATTTTGTCGCCTTCGTACTCAAGGAACTCTTCTGGAGCTTTCTTTTCGATAGCGTCTGATTTGATTATGTAGCCGTTCTCAATTAGAGATTTACGTAAACGCTCATTCTCTGCTTTAAGAGTTTCGACTTCAGCGTTAGCTTTGTCTACTTCAGCTTCTTTTGCTTTCTTCATGTCTTCGTTATAAGCCTTCATAGCTTCTTCTTCAGACATACCCTTGTCCATGTAAGGCTTTAGTTTACCTAACATCTCATCGGACATTTTTACTGTTGTTTCTAATTCTTCGTTCATAGTTTCCCCGTCGAAGTTGTCGCGCTTAAATAAAGATACCATTGCCTCCGCATTGGCAGGACGATCTACCAAAGACAATTCGTCCAATTCAAGCATGGTTAAAAGGTTAGCCATCATAGTCTTCCTTTGTTGCTTTGCCACCAATGCTAAAGGCGGCGAGTTCACCAGATTTTACCTTAGCCCAAACGTCATCGCTATATACTTTAAACGCGACTATCCAGCCTTCTCGGTCACTCTGGATGCCAAGGGAACCACCAATTTCTTTAGTGATAGGCATAGAATGGATAACTGCACCAATCTGTTCACCCTTGTGCATTTCTTTACCTACACGTACATGCTCCATAAACTTGTTTACGGCACTTACTAACGTGTCAGGTTTAATTACATCGCCTTGTCTATCGACTACTGGTTCACCCTTTTCGGTTACTACAGAAGCCCAACCATAGACCATGCGTTGTTCTTCATCGGTCTTTAATATTTGACCTGTAATATCTTTAGTCATACTTCCCACTGTACTACCACTCCACATTCTGCAAGACCAATATCTTGCTGAGGTTTTATCTTTAGCCGTACTACATGAGTGTCGGCTTCTAAAGTTGGCTCTAGCTTTAGGATCATCCCGACGAATTTCCATGTTAGGGTCGCCGAATGTAACTTTGACAGTCTTATCACCAGACTTAACGTATACACCAAACTTCTTACTAGACCCTTTTGGTAGTCTGAAAGGTTTGTTTAGTGGCTTGTCAGCTTTGTCTACAACCTCAGCATATTTACTTAGGCTTGTTATCTTGTGACCAACAAACTGATTACGTGGTTTACCTTCATCATCAACTAGCTCTATACGTGCCGCTGGTTCCTCTTTAGTACCTGTTATCTTTACAGGTATGTTAGGTACTGTACCGTCACGATGTATGCTTCTTATGATACCTCTTGCTGTACCACCTGATGAAGACCAACTTACTCTATCACCTACTTTAGCCATTAATCTAAGTCCTCTTTAATAATAATAGTGAAGTAACCATTGTTAGGGAATGTCTCTACTGTGTTATCAGCATAAGTAACTTCTACTTCACCGTAGTAAGTACCAGCAGTGTTAGTATCTGCCGCTACCCAAGGGTATTGTACTATACCACCAGAAGCATTTGTAACTGTCATAGGAGCATCTACCTTGAGTGATGTTGCTCCAAACGCTTTCATGTGAAACCTAACACCATTGTTACCTGTAATGTCTATTGCGTTACCACTTGCGTCTTCTAGGGTTACTGCCAACTTAGGGCTAGTATCATTCGTTTTAATTCTAAAAGCCATTAGCCTATCTTAACCTTATTGTTTGAGTCAAATCTAACTGAGTTACTATTCGCTATTTCTGTTCTGCTACCTATACGTTGATTGCCTATGTTTACTACTCTAGCTAAAGCTGGATTGTAGTAAGGCTCACCTAAGACTGGGATACCAGTAATAACATTATCTAATAAGAAGTAATGATCTCCTATTATGACAGTACGATCTACTTCTGGTGTTCCTGTTATAATGTTAGGAGACGAAAGATTTATAAAATACTGTAGTACAGCATCCTCTACATCTGGTACTCCAGATACTAACTCTCCAGTAGAAAATGTCTCTTCTTCTGACATTGATATATCAGGTACACTTACAGCACCAGTATTCATGTCCTCAGTAGAAATTATGTGATCTTGATTTATTATAGAACTGTCAAGTACAGGAGGTGCAGTATTTAAGTTTGCTACCTGTATTATATGTTCTTGTAGTATTGCAACACTAGGAGTTTCTGGTGTATCTACAGTTATAGGTCTAGCAACAAACGTTTCTTCTTCTTGCATAGTCACAGAAGGTAAACTTAAGTTACCAGTATCTAGATCTCCAGTATTAAGAGTTTGACCTTGATTTACTACAGCAACACTAACGTCAGGATTACCTGTACTTATATCCCCAGTAGAAAATGTTTCGTCTTCTTGCATTGTAGCAGAAGGTAGATCTATTCCTGTATCTAAGTTAGCAGTAGAAAGTATATTACCTTCTGTAATATCTGCACTGTCAGTATTTGGAGTATCAGTAATTATATTTGTAGCAGAGAACGTTTCATCTTCTGACATAGCTAAGTTGTCAATGACTACTACGCCAGTATCTAAGTCTCCTGTATTTAATGTCTGACCTTGATTTATAGAAGAAGTGTCTAGGTCTGGACTACCAGTGGAAATTGATATTGCTGTAAGGTCGTATCTAAGTAAGGCAGTAGCACTATCTAAGACTGGGCTTCCTGTACTTATAGTTGTAGCAGTAAACGTTTCGTCTTCTTGTAGTAGTGCAGTATCTAAATCAGGATTGTTAGTAGCTAACTCTCCAGTGGAAAGTGACTTACCTGAGTTCTTACTAGGTTGTCCTAATACTGGACTTCCTGTAGTTATAAATAACGCACCTAAAGTCTCATCTTCTTGGAATGTAGTATTAGCTACACTTACAGCACTAGTAGTAATGGCACTAGCTGTTAAATCGTATTCTTCGCTCCCCATACCTGCAAAGGTAGCGGATGCAAAAGGGCTAGTACCAAACATTTATTGCTCCTAGTTCTCGTCACCCACATAACGGGATGTCCACATAGTTAATGAATATTTAACCCCAGACTGTAGCTCATCGACATAATGACCATGAGTAACTTGACTAGGGAAGAGTATACAACTTCCAACGGGTACATCTAGGTTTGTAAAGTCCTGACGTGGGAAATAGAGTGTAGCACCTTCATAGTTGTCGTTTAATTTAACGCTACCAGTTATAAGAGATGCGTCTGTGTGTAATCCTAAAGACTTCTGAGTGTCCATAGCGTAACGCATAGTAAAGGCATCACGTAATCCCATATACTCTACAGGCTTCCAATGTTCCTCACATATCTTAAATAGTCTATCTCTCCAAAGAACTTCATACTCTTTCCAAAGACCTAACTTCTTAAGTCTTATCTCTTGTGCTGGAAACTTGTCTCCATCTAGATTACCCCAACCACCTAGAGCATCAGACTTAGCTATTAAGTCTTTACACTCACTATCAGATAGTAGTTTTGTAACTAGCAAATCTTGAGCTACTTCTTTATAGTCTAAATCTCTACTTGTCCTAGTAATAGGAGAGGATAGTTCTTTATACCCAAACTGTTCTGCTAAACTGTAGAAGAAGTCTTTCTCTAACTTTCCTCCATTACCATGATATATACAACCACAACAATTAGTTTTATCATTCCAGAGTTGACCGTTTACTATCTTTATGTTTGTATCGTGGTTTTGGAATATATATGCTTCGTAGTCTAATCCCACTTTGTTTGCATACTCTGTTTCTACTGTACCATCTATTAGTTTTAGGTATCTAGTTTGACAATAGAGTTGATCATCACCTTTAGCGTCTGTACTTGGTAAGTTAAGGAACTCATTTATTGCCCCTGCATACCCTATATACAATCCACTATTTAAATACCTGTAAGGTGTTCCATCATCTATCCAACTCTCTTTGTAGAAGTGATTATCTGTTATAGGCCAACATTCTTGTTCTGCCCCAAACAATATATCTACATCGAAGTCTAAGAACCTTTGTACTATCGTCTCATAACCTTCAGTGAAGAAAGTATCATACCCATCGACAAATAAGACTATCTCATCTTTAGCTAGGTTTTTAACTAAGTTCTTTACTAGTTCTACTTTTCTTAGACCATCATATCCTTCCATCTCACTCTTCCAGCTATCACCTTTACCAAGGTTAACTAGATTTATTTCATGTTTGTTACATGACTGAGATAGAGGCCACATTTTAGTTTCATCTGTAGCTACAGTTATTATATTAATCTTACTAGAGTCTATCATCGGACTATCTTCTTCCTCTATGGTACTTGGTCGGGTTGACCTTGGGATTTGAGTAACGACCTCTTCTTTGTAGAAGTAGTTATTTTTATGTTTTAGCTTCATGGGAACCCATTCATCAACAGGGATGATGTTATCCTTAAAGTCTTGTATTAATAATCTTGCTATATCAGGAGTAATTGCATAAGCATGGCAGTTATACCAATATCCCATGTCGTTCCATCTGTAACCTAACCAAACACTATCGTGGGAATTAAGAAGTCTATTTACCTTATCAGTATCTATACTATCGTAGACTGCATCTTCTTCTAATATTATACCATTAGAGTTACTATTTGCAATCTTCTCCCAGACTTTTAAATGGCTCACTGAGCATCCAAACTCACCTTTAAGTATACTCCTACTGTGAATAGGGTCTAACCAGCCTGTACATGGCTTACAGCCAGTCTCAGAGTATATATCACTCCACTGTTTATTACGAGCATCGTATGCTGATCCGTGAAGTGATATTTGATATATTAAAGTGTTGTTTCTACCCATGAGAGTGTTTTTTCATCCCAACTATATGGTCTTCCATCGTCAACTACCTCTACAGGCGCACTCCAACGACAAGTTTCTTCATTTAGTACCCATGAAGGGTAAGGCTGTGGAGGAATAAATGCATCTTTATCTTCATCATATAAAAAACCTATACCAGCGTAGTTCTTTCTTAAAGGTGTACCACCATGAATATGAACACCTGCATGTGTATTATAGCTTGTTTTTATCCATTCACCAGCACTTGTATCTACATATGTATCAAAGAAGTCCGCTTCTGCTACTATAACTTGAGTAACTATACCATCTTCTACTTTTGCATAATGTCCCATTATATTTTCCTATTCTAAGTATCTTACAATTACTATACCAGAACCACCTGACCCACTTGTGCTATAGCGATTACCGCCACCGCCACCGCCAGTATTTGCTTGACCTGCGCCATTGTTAGAGTCACCTCCTCCACCATTACCGCCAGATCTACCACCAGCCGAACCGCCGCCGCCTGCGCCGCCGCCTGCGTAGTAACCACTATCACCTGAGCTTGTAGCACTTGCCCAAGTAGAGTAAGAGTTACTACCAGAACCACCAGCCGCATTACCACTGCTGAAACCAGATGCGCCAGAGCCGTTCTTTCCTCCACCGCCACCGCCGCCATAATATGGTCCACCAGCACCACCTCCACCAGAATTACCTTGTCCAGCAGTGCCACTTTTACCTGATCGTCCGTTAGTACCGCCTCCACCTGAGCCACCGCTTTGTGCGTTATCAAGGTTGGTTCCAGTGCTGTGCGAACCACCGCCACCACCGCCTACAGCTGTTGTAAGACCCGTAACTGTACTATCACCACCATTAGTACCAGCCGCACCATTACCACCTGAGTTTGTACCCCCTGCGCCAACAGTAATCGTTAAACTAGATGATAAAAGAGTAATAGTTTGTGGATTTACTAGTCCTCCAGCACCTCCGCCGCCAGCACCACGTCCTCCACCATAGTCATCTCTACCTCCGCCGCCGCCGCCAGCTACCATTAAAACTTCTACATTTTTTCCAGCGTCTCCAGTAACAACAAGTGTTCCTGATGATGTAAACTTGTGATACTTATATCCACCAGATGTATACTCTGTACCTCCAACAGCAGTGAATGGAGTAAAAAAAGCAACACCATTCCAAGTAAAACCATTATAAATTCTTAATTCATCGTCTGCTGTATTGTAATACTGGTCACCTTGAACTGCACTTGAAGGGTTAGTTGTTGACTTAGGCAGTCGTACCCTACTTCCATTAAAAATTACATCTCCTGTAAATGTACCACCGCCAAATGGGTTACCACTTGAACCAGTGTTACCTGTCTGTCCCTTTTGTCCCTTTTGTCCTTTTTGTCCAGTACTTCCTGTACCTCCAGTTGAGCCAGTAGAACCTGTTTGTCCCTTCTGACCTTTCTGTCCAGTCGATCCAGTTGAACCAGTACCGCCAGTAGAACCTGTTTGACCCTTCTGTCCCTTCTGACCAGTAGATCCAGTTGAACCTGTACTACCAGTATTACCAGTACTACCTTGCGCTCCTACTTCTCCCTTTTGGCCTTTTTGACCTTGAGAACCTGTACCTCCAGTTGAGCCAGTATTACCTACCTCACCCTTCTGTCCCTTTTGTCCTTGCGAACCTGTACTACCAGTTGATCCTGTAGAACCTTGAGAACCAGTAGCTCCTACTTCACCCTTCTGTCCCTTTTGTCCAGTAGAGCCTGTACCACCAGATGCACCAACCTCACCCTTTTGGCCTTTTTGACCTTGGGAACCAGTGCTACCAGTATTACCAGCATTACCTTGAATACCTTGTGCGCCAACCTCGCCCTTCTGTCCCTTCTGACCAGTAGCTCCGTTAGATCCAGCACTACCTGTAGCTCCTGTAGCTCCTGTAGCCCCTACTTCGCCCTTTTGTCCCTTTTGACCAGTAGAGCCTGTATTACCTGTAACTCCAACTTCGCCTTTTTGACCCTTAGCTCCAGTCGATCCTGTATTACCAGTTACACCGACCTCACCCTTCTGTCCTTTAGCTCCAGCGGAACCAGCACTACCAGTTGCTCCAGTATTACCTTGAATACCTTGAGAACCAGTAGCTCCAACTTCGCCTTTCTGTCCCTTCTGACCTTGAAGAGCAGTAGCTGTAACAGTAGCTTTTTTCCAAGTACCAGCAGAAGTATCATACGACACAATAAGATCATCAGATGCTGGAGATGCACTAGTAGATAGACCTGTCAATGCTGAAGGTAAGGCTGTGGCAGTAACGTCTGCATTAGCTGATACGTTATCTAGTTTAGACCCATCAGTAGAAACATTTCTACCGTCAACAGTACCTACGTTTACTACGTTTCTACTGTCGTCAATTACCTCAGTGCCGTTTATTTTTACTGCCATCTTCGTGTACTCACTATTAGCTTATGTTATATTGTTTGGTCAGTCTGTATGTCATTAGTCACAGACAATGTTCCGCTACTGTCGAGTTTGAATTTATTTGTTCCACTATAAGCAAAGAATAAAGAGCCTCCACTTTCAGTTATAGTCCAGTCACCAAAGTCTACTGTCGGAGTAAATAAAGTTCCTGTCATTGTTCCACCAGCTTTAGGTACTGCATTATCAGCAGTAGTACCTTGTGCGGCTGTGGCATAATCTGTGCTATCAAATGATTTTACTTGAGATAAGTTAGTGACTTCACTATCCATCAAAGCACCAGCAGATGTTACGTTAGCTGTATCTGTTACGTCAGCCCCGTCTTCTACATTTAAAGCAGTTAGAAGCGAACTCTTAGTTATAGAGCCAATTAATCCGACAACTGATTGTACTGCATCTGTGTTATCATGTTTAGACCAGTTACCAGCGTAAACAGATGTAGAAGCGTTATCTGTAGTAGCGACAATGTTATCGCCTACATGAAAAGCTACACTATCTACAGTACCTGCTACAGATACATAGTAGAACCAACCAGTTTGTGCGCCCGATGGAAAACTACCAGCAGAAGCATCCCAGTCGCCTTTATAGACCATACCATTAGCAAGAGCCGCAACTTCAGTTTCTATGTTATCTAGTGTAGCTCCGTCAGTAGCTATATCACGACCATCAACAGTACCTGACACAGTTACATTACCTGATACTGAAATTCCACTTGATGTTGTGGTGAGTTTGGTTGCGTTGTTGTGTTTTAGTTTAATAGTACCACCTTCACCACCACCATCTTCACAAGCTACATAATCATAACCATCAGAATCTTGTAACTTTAGGTTAGTTCCTCGTAGTAATAAAGAACCTGTTCCAGCTTCTTGCACACGGCTATTAGACCCATCATGGTAAATCTGTAAGTCAGAGCTATTACCGAACAGAGCTTTTACATTGTCAGAGAATGGTAGATTGCCGCTTGCATCTAAGAAAGATGCTTTAGATGAAGGTTGAGTTACAAATACAAACTTCTCTCCAGCTGACCAATTAACAGCATTATCACTGTTAGAAGATGATAGTATTGTTGTACGTGCTAAAGTTGTTCCAGAAGCAGTGTACGTTCCAATACCAACTTCCCAGTCCCCACCATCAGTAACAGTATAGTAAGTAGTATTACCATTACCTATAGTGGAAAAAGATTGAAAACCAACTTCAGCACCTGCTAATGTGTAAGTCCCAGTACCAGTTGTAGTAGTTGTTTCTTTTACACGATCTTTAATAACAAGTGCCATAGTTTATTCCTTAAGTTGGATCAGGGATACCAATATCAAATGAAGCCAGTGTAAATGTGTTACCACTTGTAACTGACTGTGATGCTGTAAGAGCCGCTGTAGCTAACAAACGTGAGTTGTTAGTATCTACTAGAGCGTAGTGAGTAACTGTTCCTGTACCTGTAATCGAACCATCTGAGATAGCTGATACAGTTACTTTACGTCCACCACCAGTACGATCCGAAGGAGCCGCGATGGAAAGTGATGTAGAGTTACCTAATGTTAATGTAGATGTAGCCGCCGTATAAGTTGTAGCTTCTGCTGAAGTTACGTGGACTACGTTTGCTTCTGTGTCTAA